CTTAGCCTCTCGTGTACAAAGAATTTATGTTGAGCTTATAAAAAAAATAAAATGGTTTCACGACGCACCGGAAAACATACAGGCGGCCCTTGTTTTAATGGCTCACCAGATGGGCGTGAATGGCACTTTAAATTTTAAGAGAACATTGGTATTTCTCAGTCATGAACTATACGAGAAGGCTGCTGAAGAGGCTCTTGACAGTAATTGGGCTAAACAAACGCCTGGAAGAGCCGAGCGTGTGGCAGATATGATAAGGGGTTAAAGATATGCTTGAACAACCGGTCGTGAAGTTCATTGACGATGACAATCTAATTTTGATGGAAGACTACACCTTTGAGTGGTCTAAGGGTTTTGGGAAGATAAAGCGCACGTATGAGATAACCGCCTATAAAGGCTTTGTTTATGATATGGCTAGTGTGCCATGGTTAGGAAGATTGTTTATAGACCGTCATGGGTTGATCGGTGGTCCTGCCACGATCCACGATCTTATCTATGTTGCGCGTGGGATTTTTCCGCATAAATACGGACATTTTCGTCAGAAAATAGGTGATGATTGGGTCGATGTTCCAACGCCTATTAAAAGAAAATTGGCTGACAAGATGTTTCTTCGGATGATGAAGGCTGCAAAGATATGGGTTTTAAAGCGACAAGCTGCGTACAGGATTGTTCGCGCCGGTGGTTGGGTATATTGGAACACATAAGGGGTTAAAAGCTCTGTGTGGGCTTATATGGAACAAATGAACGATCTCTCACAGTTAACCACAGAACATCTCACTGAAGAATTAGGCTTACAGCAACAATCATTTATGATTGGTGAGGCAAAGACGAAGATGCAGGATTTCTGTCATCTGATGATGCCTGATGAAGAATTCCCCGATGATCCGACAAAGTCCGAATATCAACGGGCCGGTCATGCCAAAATGTTATGTGATGTTGTTGAGCGATTTGAAAGTGGTAAGTCAAAGAGAGTGGCGGTTTCAATCGCCCCGCAACATGGAAAAACAATTCATCTTTCTCAAATTGGTTTGTCATGGATTTGGGGTAAAAATCCTCGTAAGAATATTGTTGTTGTGACTTATAATCAGACCAGGGCTGATGAGCTTGGTCATGAGTTCAGGCAGATGATCCAGAATAATCGGGTCTTTAAACAAATATTTCCTGATCTTGAGTTTCAGGCTGAAGCTAAATCGAAATCTTTTATGCAAAACAAAAAAGGTGGTAAAATTTTCTTCATTGGTGTTGGTGGTACGATTACCGGTCGTACAGCAGATTATATTATTATTGATGATCCGTTTAAAGGGGATGATGATGAATTTACACCGATGGCTTTAGAAAAAATCTGGTCATGGTTCTTTAAAATTGCCTATTCTCGTGGCTCTAACAAAACTAAAATTTGCATAATACAGACTCGCTGGAATGAAGATGATTTGATTGGTCGTCTATGTGATCCAACACATTCGGAGCGAAATAAACGATTTAAGGACATCGCAGATGATTGGGAATTTATGAATATTCCCGGTATTATTCGTGATCCACGATTAGCAAAAGCATTGGGTCTTAAATTATCAATACCGACTGATGAGAAGATTATCAAGCAGTTTGGTGAGGCACCATGTACGGCTCTTTGGCCTGGTGAGAAATCACTTGATTTTTTCGCACAATGGAAGCGTGGTGATCCGAGATCGTTTTCTTCATTGGTTATGGGATCACCGACACCTGAAGACGGTATGTATTTTACAAGTGATATGATCATTGAATATCAGCCGGAAGATTTACCAACGAATTTGAGAATTTATGGTGCGTCCGACCACGCTGTTAGCATGAAACAGCAACGTGATAAAACGGTCATTGGTTGTGTGGGAATTGATGATGAGGATAATATTTGGATTTTGCCTGGTTTGGTGTGGGACCAAATGGAAACTGACAGGACGGTTGAAGAAATCCTGGCACAATTTCGTAATCATAAACCATCAGTATGGTGGTTGGAGAGTGAGTTAATATCTAAATCATTTGGCCCATTTTTGCGTAAGAGAATGATTGAAGAGCGTCTTTATACGATGATTGACCCTGTTACACCATCAAAAGACAAGATGACAAGAGCTAGATCAATACAGGGTCGCCTGTCAATGGGTAAGGTACGTTTTCCTGCTTTTGCGCCTTGGTTTCAGGATGCTAAAAATCAGATGATGCGTTTTCCTTATGCGGCAAATGATGATTTCGTTGACTGGATAGCATGGATTGGGTTAGGATTGGTGAAAGAGCTTGCAGCGAGTTCTTATCGTCCACCCAAGACCATTATCCCAAAAACGGGTACTGCGGCTTGGGTTATACATGCTTCTGAGGCACAGAAACGGCAAGAAAATCGCAGTAAAGGATGGTAAATGGGTGATTTAAATCTTGAAGATATGATGGGTGGTGATGAGCCGCAAACCAAGAGTGGTATTCAACGTGAAGAGCCTCAAATGGAACAAGGCGCGGAACAATTTGTCACAAAGTGGCAAAAGCGAATATTAGCGTCTAAATCATTTTATGAAAAAGATTTTAAGCGTATGCGCGAAGATATGATGATTGCGCGGCAAGGTGGTTCAAAAGATTGGGTTGATCAGGGAAATTATACTGTTCCAATCATAAATCGATATCTTAACCAGGCTGTGGCATCGTTATACGCTAAAAACCCAACAGCAACGGCTGAGAAGCGTAAAACTCTTGATTATGCTCTTTGGGACGGTAAGCCTGATACAGCGATAAAAGCGTTGAATGATGTACAAATGTTACAAGCAGCGCAAGCGGGTGATCCAGAAGCACAAGAACTCGTATTAACGGGTGCGGTAGACCCGAATGCAATGGATGTTGTACAGGACATTGAAGAGGGTCGTCAAAAACATGAGATGTTGACAAAAATTGGTCGTACTTTAGAGGTCATCTTTGATTATTATGCCAATGAGCAAAAACCTCGTTTAAAACCATTAATGAAGTCTTTTGTTCGTCGTGCGAAAACATGTTCTGTGGCATATTTAATGCTCGGTTTTCAGCGTGAATTTGCTGAATTGACACCAGATGACACTGTTTTATTAGCTGATTCCAGGAACAAGCTTGGTGAGCTTCAAAGACGTATGCAAGATATGGTTGATGGTGAGATAGCTGATTCTGATCAGGATGAGGCTTTTGAACTTGAAAACATGATTAATGAGATGGAACTGCGCCAAGAGAAGATCATGCGTGAGGGTCCAAAGTTTATGTTTCCTCGTGCAACTGAGATCATTGTTGATCCACGGTGTACACAATTAATGGGTTTTATTGGTGCGGGATGGATAGCGCGGGAATTTCACAAATCACCTGATGAGATTAAGAAAATTTATCAGGTTGAAGTTAAACAAGGATACACACCATATCGTCAACACGGTCAAGGTGAACTGGCAGATTATCATCGAAAATTAGATAGTGAGGATAAAGCTAACGGGACCAAAGAAGATGGGATGGTTTGTGTTTGGGAAATTTATAATAAGGAACTTGAGGAAACATTTACAATCTGTGATGGACATAAGGGTTTTCTGGTTGCACCAAAAGAACCTGATTATTGGATGGAAGGTTTTTGGCCTGTGTTTGCTTTGACATTCAATGATGTTGAGAGTGAAACAGAACTTTACCCACCATCAGATGTTCATATGCTCAAACATGTTCAGGCTGAATATAATCGTGCGCGTGAATATCGCCGTCTTCATCGTGAGGCCAACAAGCCCAAATATGCGGCTGTGAAGGGTCGATTATCCAAAGAGGATAAGAAGTTGCTTTCTAACGCACCGGCGCACTCAGTCATTGAATTTGATGGTATGGGTAATGGTGAGAAAATCGGTGATTTAGTCCAACAATTTGATAGCAAAGGTCTTGATCCGGCACTTTATGAAACCAATTCCGAAATGGAAGATGTGCTTAGGATTGTTGGTGCTCAGGAGGCAAACATTGGTGGTACTTCCGGTGCATCAGCAACAGAGGTGTCGATTGGTGAGGGTGGTCGCATGACCTCGCTTTCATCAAATGTTGATGATCTCGATGAGTTTCTTTCTGATGTATTCGGCGCGCTTGGTCAATTATGTATTAAAGAATTATCAGTTGAGACAGTAATGGAAATTGTTGGTAAAGGTGCGGTATGGCCTGAACAAACACGAGAAGAGATCGCAAAACAAATATATCTCAAGATACGGGCCGGATCATCTGGTAGACCGAACAAAGCGGCTGAACTGGCAAACATGGAGCGTGGGATGCCATATCTTATACAGCTTCCAGGTGTTAATCCATATCCTCTTGGTCAACGTTATGCTGATTTGCTTGAAATTGATCTTGATGAAATTATTGTTGAGGGTATGCCTTCTATACAGGCATTGAATACTTCAGCCGGTAAAGGCATGACAGAGGGTGTCGGCACTGAAGATGATCCGAATGCTCAAGGTGGTGAAGGTGGTAAAGCGAACAAAACTGATCCGAATGAACCTGGTGCTCAACCCTCATATCAAAATGAACAACAAGTTATGAGTTTTGATGAGAACGGCAATCTTGTATGATCAATGTTAAGCTTTCAAATAATCAACATATAAGTTTTCCAGATGATACTTCTCAGAGTATTATCAAATCCACTGTTAAGAGGTTAATGGGTATTATAGAAGAGCCGAAAATTGCTGAGGTTTTCGAAGAGCTAGGTGATGTATTAACAAAACAGAAAAAGATTGATTTTTATGGTCCGGCTATGAAAGATCAGACAAGCGTTGTGTCTGGTTTCTTTGATTTTTTAAAGAAGGATAGTAAAAGTAAGGAGGCGTTGAATACAACTCTCATAAATACTGTTGAGAAGTCTTTTTCTGATCTTGAGGATGTATTGAAGAAAATGATTTCTAATGTCAACAGTTTAATTGATGAAAGGCAACGGTCAAGTGTAGATACTAATAAAATCCTTAATCAATTGATTATTGGTCAGCATGAATGTGTGAAAGCGGTTCATCAAATTAATAATACCCAATTGGAAATAAATAAGGGTTTCAGAGGGATTATGGATGCTCAAACGGAACATAATAAAGTGCTTAATAAACTGGTTGATGCGACAAAAGCGTCGAAAAAAGTTATTCGTGATAAAGATGGTAACATTACTGGTGTTGAATAATGGGTACAAGACTTGATAGATATCTCACGGAATTAGAGGAGGCAACAAACACTACAGGGGCTAAATTTTATGGTGAGCAGAATAGTATTCCCAAGCAATTTTCGGCTGCAACTCTTTTTCAGAGTAGTAAGTTACTAAACATTAATAATCAAACAGATGATTATGAATTGGTTTTGACAGATGAGTTTGGTTATATTAGAATGAATAAGGCTACAGCTTTGACACTAACTGTTCAGGATAATGCTGCTGTAGCTTTTTCAATTGGAACAGAGATTTATATAAATCAGGTAGGTGCTGGACAATTGACTATCGCTGAGGCTGTTGGGGTGACAGTGAATACACCAGAAACACTATTGTTTAGGAAACAAGGTGCATCAGGTATATTACGTAAGGTTGATACAGATGAATGGGATTTAGATGGTTATTTACAGAAAGCTGATGGATTTGAACTTGTTTTGGATTAGATATTTTATTTTAATTATCCTTATGTGTTCTTCAACTGCTCAAGCGCAGGAGTTGAAGTGGTCCACTGTACCGAGTAGTACATTTCAAGCTGGGGATACTATTTTAATTAGGCGGGGTGCACAGGATTATCATACTATTACTGATACAGATTTTCTTTTAACAGATGAGCAAATAGAGGATATAGCTGGGCCGTTGGTTGCGACTGGTGGGACGAAAACAGGGATAGTGATCACGTATCAGGATTCCACGGGTGATATGGATTTTGATGTTGACCATGACACAACAACTAATTTCGTAGTCAATGAGCATATAAATCACTCGGTTACCCTCACAGCCGGTATCGGATTATCCGGTGGTGGGGATATATCCGCTAACCGAACGTTTAATGTAAATGGTGTTTTGGAAGATTTAGACATACTCGGGGCCAACGCTGCCAATTCAGAATTTTTAGTAGGAACGGGTGCTGGAGCTTTGGCATGGGAAAGTGGTGCGACCGCCCGTACAAGCCTTGGAGTGGACGCAGCAGGAACTGATAATTCAACTGATGTCACGCTTGCGGGGGTGCCTGATTATCTCCAATTATCAGGACAAGAAATAACGATGACGGTCTTGGATGTATCAGACGATACTAACCTTGCGGCCGGTACAAACATCACGCTTTCCGGCGATACCTTGAATGTAGATGATGCCTTTTTGATTAACAGCGGGGATGACACAACAACAGGCATTTTAACCACTGCGGGGCTTATCGTGGCTGATAATGATTGTGTCGGTCTTGATTGTTCCGCAAAAG